GGAGAAGGAGTATATAATTTTAGTGTTGAAACAAATTTAGGATCTATATCGCCAGAACCAATTGATTTTGAGATATGAGTTAAATTAAACTTTGTTAAAATTCTAGAATTATAAGTTTTATTTGTTGTTGATTCAGATATTACTTTATCTAATTGCAGTACTTCATCTAGGCCTGAATTAACAGTCTTAAATTGTTCGTACATTGTTGCGTCTATGGATGATGTTATACTATATATCATAATTATGCTCCAAGTATTCTAGCTTCAATATCTGTGTTTGGATATTTTACTTCAAAGATTGACGGATCCAAAGAAGGATATATGATATTGTTTTTCGTAGCTTCTGCAATGTCATAAAAATTTCCAGAGTATCCTGAATCTGTATCGTATTTATTAAATATTGAAAGATTAACTATTGACTGTACTCCTTCAACTTGGTCTAGTGTTGCAGCAAAATCTGAAACTGATATAGGCTCATTCATTTGCCATTTGTCTATTGCAAAATATTTTTTTGCTTCGTTAATTGCCTTCAATAATACTTCTTTAGTTATTGAATCAGGCCTAGGTATAATATCAAATTTAACACCAATATTGATTATGTATCCGCTTTTTAAGTTTATACCATCTGTTAGCATTCTATATTTTTTCAAATATGTTTTAAGGTTTGACTTTGTTGCCTGATTTGTTTGTGTTAGGTTTTTACTAGAATCGTACGAAAGAGTATATATATTTATTGCTAAAGGATTAAATTCATCAGCTTCATATGATTCGCCATCTCTTTCATCTCTGTTGACATATGTTTTTGCAATACTTCCATATTTTCCAGGAAGAGAATATATTCTAGCAATATAATCTTCTTTAGTTACAGCTCTATTTTGTGATGCATAGGCTGCTAGTGCGTTTTGTCGTATTTCATCAACCGTTTCTTGGCCTCTTCCTCCTGTCGCAGGACTGGGATTTGTACAAGCAATCGAGTCTTGAGCAAACTTGACAAGCCCTTCATCCAGACCTTCTTTATTACCAATAAATTCTTTGCCTGTGATGTCAGTTAGTGTTTTTGCTCCTACGTTTGCTTGAATTCCACCACCAGTATAGTATCTTACAACTAGTGTTGTATCAGATGGAGCTAATCCATATCCTCTAGTAAACAGCACATTGGTTGGATCATATGAGTTATCTAGTCCTGACGTATTACCATATGGTAATTGCATTCCAATATTATTTGGGTTTGGTAATATTATTTCATCAGCATTTGCGGAAACTCCAGCACCAAAATGTAATTCTATTTGATTGTTAGATGTAATTCTTTTTGTAAATCTTCTAGGTACACGCCTTAATGATAAAATATATGGGGTTTCAGCTTCATATTGAGAAAGTAGTGGATCTGCTGCATCTGCTTGTTTTACTTCAGTATATACTGTATCTTGCGCTAGATAATCTACTTCATGCCATCTATTTCCATCTGTATCTTTACAGTCTGCAATATCAATTATATTTTCAGGTGATAATCTTATTCTATCGAATTTTTTTGGATTATTAAATGTAAAAATTTCAGACTCTAATTTACCAGAAATTGCACGTACTGCTTTTTGTAATAGATAATATTGTGGAATTCCAGTTGACTCATCCACTTTATATATAGATACTTCAGTTGGACTTACAGAGCTTGAAAGGTTAAAGTTGACATTTTCTATTGTTCTAAATTCTACCTCATCGTTTTCTGTAGACTTTACAGTCATTCCTTCTTGTAATTCTAAAGCATATCTAAAATCTGGGGCAATTTCAACTCCACTTCCTACTGAAGGTACCAGTTGAAATACATCTATATCGGTTGTGGCTGCAGCTGAAGGTTGAGGTTTATATCCTAATGCTTGTGATATATCATAGATATTTTGAGATTCTTCTGCATGAAGTAGCATAGATTCTCTAAGTTGATTATCAATGTACAATGATAAAACATCACCAACATATGCCGTCATTTCAATAAACATCATTCCAGGTGAAGATTCATTAAAGTCTGTGTATGTGTCAGGAAAATACACCTTTGCAAAATTTACCAACTTATCTCTAAACTGAGAAAAGTCTTTGTTTAAATATTTTACTTCTTTTTTTACTAATGCCATTATTCTGCTCCTATTACAACTGCTATTGATTCCTCTTGGAATTTATTACCAGCAAGTGTGAATGATATACTTATTTGTACACCATTAAATCTATCACTGAATCCTTGACTTAGGTCTGCGACAGATACTGATAGGTCTGTTATTGTTATATATGGTAACCATTTTGTAATCACTGTGTTTAGTTCTTCCTCGATATTTGCTAACATTTCTTGAACGTTTTGGTCAAACAAAAAATCATAAATACTTGTACCTAAATCTGGATGAAATGGTCTTTCTCCCTTTCTAGTTAATATTAGGTTTTTTAAATTTGCCTTTGCAGCATGTATAGTCAAGTATGTCTGTGGAAATGGAGCTCCATTATCCTTTATTAATGGTAAATCAATACCAATAGCAACATAGTCTAACTCATCTGCAGGTTCTAACCTAAATATTTTTCTAGGAGGTATTGCCATTTAATTACGGTCTCATCTTTCCAGCTTTTTCATCTACCTTTTTCAATAAAGTAGAATAGTCTCTTGTTAATACATCTGCCATTTCATCACTTAGTTGAACTCCTTTTCTATCGTTTGGGAGCATTTGCTGTGCACTTGGTTTTCCGCCAAACATTTGTTCTGCTGATCCCATTCCCATAGCAGATGCTAGTCCAGATCTTCCATCAGTATATGTTTGACCATTCATAGTTTTCCATTCCTCGTTTGCTGTTTCATTTAACACTTTGTTTAATTCAGCATTATTAGTATATTCAACATTGGTTCGCTTTTTTGGTTTAACAGTTTCTTTTTTACGTGAAAGTTTTGAAGTTTTTGACATTTCTGTCAAACTTAGTCCATGAGCAATATGCTCGGATGTTAATTCTTTCTTAGTTCCTAGTGCTAAACTAAGCTCTTCACGAACTACAGTTCTTACTTCTTCTCTAACTGCTTTTTTTATTATTTCTAATAGTTTTTTTGATTTGCTCATAATGTTTCTCGTTACTTATATAAATATCTAATTGATTATGTTTTGTTGTTTAAATCCATGGAAAAGGTCCTGCAGGTATTGGTGTCATAAACATACCTGTTGGAAACCAACTTGCTAATATTCCGCCGAAAGCATTTCCCATACTTAAAGCATCAGCTCCTCCTGGTTCACCAGATGCAAAGCAACTGTCTATTGGTGGTGGTCCGGTAGGAGGTATACCCGGGATTGGTGCAAAACCTAATGCTTGTGTTGCAGCAAATAATTGTATTGCTGACTTCAACATGTTTCCTGCGTTATCTGAGTCTGAATTCCATCCTGCTAGAGCTCCTGCCATTGCTGATTCTGCTGCACTTATTGTAGACGATGGAGCTGGAGCTAAAACTGTTGCTGCTCCTGCGGCTACTGCTGATGCCCAAGCTTTTCCTGCGTCGCCTTGCTTTTCTCCTCCAGAAACTTCTCCTCCAAAGTTGGCGTTGTATACGTTTGCAAATAATGGGGCCATAAATGGCATAACTTTCTCCTAATTAGATTTTGTACAGTAACTATTTTCACTTAAAATATCTGGTGCAGCTGACTTTAGATCTCCATATGCTGAAGCATTTATCGGTGGTCCACTTGGGCCGCAAGCAGTTGGATGTGTCTCTGCCATTAGAGTGTCACACAATTTTTGCATCCAATCAACTAAAGTTTGGCCTAAAGCAACAGGTTCTGATTCATCTGTTGACGCGTTTCCTAAATATATTTTTGGTGAATCAATTATAGCGTGGTCGTCAGCATCAATGTTAAATGTTCCTTCTGTTGAAAATCCAACTGATACTTTTGCTGTTCCTAGAATACTATCTGTTTTGGCATTAAATACTATCCTATCTGAATTTATTATTATTTGATTTCCTTCATATGCATCTTGTTCATCTGGTGGTGAACTGTTGTGATATGAGTCTTTATTTGTACTAGCTATTTCTAATGGTATTTTTTGTCCTGCTGCTAATGTTATTTGTGATGCGTCTCCAGCTGTTGTCCAGTCTTCTAGGTGATAACCTTCGCCAGTGTCAGATGCATTACCATATCCATTTTGTATTGTCATTATTGGATCTCCTGGTGCACCTGAATCTGAGTATAGATTTGGATCTCCGTTTTGAGGATCTGCAGTACTTCCAAATCTAATTGAATTACCCCATCTTCCTTCCATTATCATATCACCTTCATACGGCTGTAGTCTTGATATTTCTTTTTCAATAAACGAATTTCCATAAGTTGGTCCTTCAGGTTCAGCATCTCCTTTATGCCTATCAAATTTGTCAGGAGAGCCAAGTCTTCTTTCTAGTGCATATGAAGACATTGGTAGTCCATTTTCGTTAACCTCTCCCCATATATTTGCAGGAAAAGGAAGATATGCCATTGCAGTTGTTCCAGTAACAACACCAGCTGATGGACTTGGAGCTTGTACACATATAACTGTTTCTCCAATTAAGGGGTATTGACATAGGCCAGGGAAAGCAGGTGGTAACCAATTCAATGAATAGTCTGATTGGTTTAGTTGTTTTTTAAATAACCTAACAAGCGCTTTTCCTACAAAGTTTCCTTCGTCAGTGTATTCTGGATGAGATTCATCTAGTATAATATCTACAACTTCACCAGCCTCTAAAACAGGATATTGTGGTGAATTTCCAGATTTGGAAACACTACCACCAGTCGATATAGGCATATTATTTCTCCTTGTTGTTTTCTATTGCTTCTATAGATTCCATCAATTGCTTTTTTTCGTCGTCACTTAATGAAAAATCTGATCCTCCGGAGACTTCCGCTCGTTGGGTTGCTCGTTGTATTATTCCTGCCATTTTTATTAAATGGTCGTCATTTTTTAGTGACGCATCAATATAGTCTTTTATAAGTGGAACTATAACAGTTGCATCTGTCATGTTTTTTATAAGTCCTTTTAGTTGACCAATTAATGTATTTATTTGGTCATCTTTCTTTTTAGAATTTTCATAAATCTCAGAAAAAAGATTAGAGAGCGTCTTTCCTTCGAATATTTCGTCATCAAACATTTTTTTTCTCCTATATTTGCTATTTATCTATATATAAATATATTCGAGCTTATGAATAAAAATTGCCCAAGCACTTTAATAAGCATTCTCTCCT